ATGGATCTTGTTTTCAACAAAAGAATAGCCTTTTCTATCGCCAAGAGACGTGGTATATGGTATGGGCGCGAATATCACAATGGCAAGCGAGTTTCTGAGAAATCTCTTGGAACTAAATTAAAAAAAGAAGCTGATAGTTGGCTGCAACAGATGAATGCCGTAAAATACAGTCCTGACCTTCAGAAAAGACTTTCTGGTGGAAAGCGCTATTTTGGTGATGAAATCGAAAAATTCCGGAAGCGTACAGTTGATTTAGTCTCAAAAACCTCCCAAAAAAGCGGTATAGCTTATGATTCGCGGATCCGTTGGTGTTTTGATATGGTTCCCAAGGATAAGGCCTTAGATGATATCACAAAGGACGATTTGCAGGATTGGTATTCTGAGCTCCTTCATCAATTAGCACCAACAACTATAAAAGGAATTTTAAGATTAGCAAAGGCCTTTTTCAAGGAGAATGAAATAGAGCCCAATCCAATTGATTTTTTGAAATGTCCAAAAATTACCAGAACAGAACGGCCATTTTGGACGTTAGAGGAAATTTCAAAAATTTTAGAAGCCGCTCCAGATGACGCCAATCATCGGTTTTGGGTGATAATGGCATTTGGGGGTTTAAGAGCACAAGAGGCTGTTGATCTAGATTGGAACGACTTAGATCTAAATAAGCGCACTTTAACTATACGAAACGGAAAAGGAAATAAGTCAAGAATCATCCCTCTTCATCAGGTTATTTTAGAAGAGTTGGCCCAGACGGATGTGTTAGAGCGGCGCGGGGAAATTATAAAAGGCTTGAAAACACACCCTTATGCCCGGCTATTGGTTTTGCAGCGTACGGTTAAAAATTGGAAGTTTCAAGCGCCAGGACCTGCTACATTACACCGGTTTCGACATAGTTTTGCTTCAAATTTAATCCGGAATGGGGCAAATATAAAAAGCGTACAGCTTCTGATGGGGCATGCAAATATCAATATTACGCTGGATACTTATGGGCATTTGTTGCCCGGTGATCTGGAAAAAGCAGTTTCTCTCTTAAATAGTTGATTTTTTTTTCATACTGCAGTTATATTTTTTGTTAGGAAATATTTCCATACACAACCAGGTGGAAAAATGAAAGTAATCTTTAGTCTGTTTTTGATTCTGGCTTTGTCAGTATTTGCCGAGAAAGCAAGTGATCGACAAATTGCCATAAAGCTTGTTCAACAATCAATAGCTAGTTATTCTGGCAATTGTCCTTGCCCATATAGTGTAATGAGAAATGGCCGAAGCTGCGGAAAGAGAAGTGCATGGTCAAAGCCTGGTGGGGCATCACCCTTGTGTTACGTTGAAGATGTAAGTAAACAAATGATCCAGGATTGGCGGAATAGTTATGAAGCGCCATCAGATTCTTCTATTGTGAATTAGGTATTTAAATGAATGGCAATATGGATAGGTTGGTTGCTCTAGCAAACCAGTTAATTGAAAATTCACGTTTTGCATCACAAGTTTGGCTCGTGCGATCTGAAGGTGGTCGTCTTTATGATGATTTTCGAAACAGTGGTTATGTCTCAATGGGCTACCCAGATGTGCCAATTGTAAAAAATCCTAGTTTATATAATTCAAAATCTACAATCCAGGATGTTAGATTTCATGTATTGAAGGCATATCCTAAGTTTGATAAGAGGACCGTGGGTAGAATATCAAGTGAAATCCACAAATTTGAATTTGGTTTAAAGGAAGGTGATTTTGTATTAACCCCAAGTACCGATTCAACTCGATTTGCCATAGGAAAGATTACGAAAGATCTTCCAATAAGCGTGGTGAATAAAGCAAAACATAGGCGAGGAAGAGAAGTTGAGTGGATCGCAGAACTATTACGTTCGGAATGTGATCTTGAACTTCAATCTCTATTTAGAACACGGAGAACAATTGTCGATGCCAAGCCATATTCGCGGTTTTTATATAAAAAGATAAGTGATTTTTATTCAGTAGATGGAATCCCATTCTTTAGTCTGCGTATTACCTCTAATGGTGATGTATGTGCGGATGATTTTTATCAAACGGCTGAAATTCGAAAAGTAATTCGCGAGATTTCAAAAATGGTCGGGTTCGATTTTGATTCTCGTGCTCTGACAATTAAAACTAAAGTCCAATCTCCTGGAGACATATTGTTCTCACTAAAGGATTCATCTCAAAAGGGATTACTTGCCTTTGCGTTGGTTGCTATGCTTTTGGGGTGTGGAGAAACTCAAATTAACGATATGAATGCGAGTGCTGATCAGATTAATGATATTGCTCTTAGCGTTAACAACAACTTAGTCGAGCCAGTATCTTCAATAAAAGACAGCATTGGGCGAATGGGTGAGGATTCATATGTTTACGATACCGACTGACAAGTTATATAAGTTTTTGGCAACTATTTCCTTGATTGTGTTTATAGTTTTCTTGTTTATTCCCCAAATTGCTAGCCTCTATTTTTCAAGCGTTCTGGCCCAAGTTCAAATGATCAGTATGCGAAAAGAAAAGATTGAACAAGTCTCGTTAAAAAGACTGAAAGATATCCGATCTGCGGACATCCCAAAAGACAGTGTATGGAAGGCTCTAAAGCCTGTTGAGGATGGTTTGAGAGTGGTTGATTCTTTAAATTCAGAGATCAAACGAATGGGAGTAGAATCAGAAGTTTACAGGAATGAACTCAACAAACTGTTTACAATTAGGTTCTGGATTTTATTGCCGGCTTTTTTGCTTTTTGTTCTTTCAATAATGTGGTGGTTGTATGAAGACTTAAGTGAAAGCATCAAAGAAAGAATAGCTTTGTTTTTTGGGAAAAAGGAAAAATGAATTGCTGATTTTAGCGTAAAGCGTACAAAAACACCATGGAGGGGTGAATGATTTACAAAGCGAGTTTAGAAGACCAACAAAAACTTTTGTCGCTACCAGAGTCTGGTATGGGATATCAACTTCTTGATGCTCGATTGCCCGGCGAAACTATATATAAACCATATGTGGTTTATAACAGTGAGTTGATTGTTGAGCATGATGGTTTTTTTCGACAATATAAAACAGATCTTGCAGAGTCAGGGTATAGCTATATTCTAAGTCAGGCAAAACCCATAAACTTTCATCTTGATTCAATAAGATTAAGCGATAAATCTAATTGGTACCGCCAAAGACCAATATCTGAAAGTGCAAAAAAGAAGAGGCGCTTTTCAGGGGGGCAAGGCGCAGTAGATTCTTCGGAGAAAAAATCAAACGGTAAAGACTTTTTTGTTAGGCTTTCGGCTTTTAAAGAAGATAAAAGAATTGATTTTAAAAACAATCGGTTGCTTGAAGGGAGCTATACAACTACCATTGTTGACTATGTTTCATGCGTTCAAGCACTTGATGAGCCTGTCGATAGATATGCGTTGCCAAATGATGATCAAATAAAATGGGCTTTCTTTGTTCGCCCATCCATTTCTGATGTTTATAAACAAGGGGTTGTACAGCCTGCTTTTGGACATGAAGGCGGTGGTGTTGAGGCCTTGTTTCCTAATGGAACATTTGCAGGGACTTATCAAGGACACATGGAATATGGAGAAAAAATTAAAAATTGAGCAAAAGTTTGTGGACTATTTGGTAAGACTTCCAGAACAAGGAATGGGTTATCAAATAGTCGATGTGGATTTGAAGAATGGACGAAAACTGACTGATCGTATTGTTTTAGATTCATCCTTATTAATTCTTCAGGACGGAGAGACCTTTTCTCCAGAAGAGATAAAAACTATAGATCTTTCTCGAACAAGGCATAGGTTATCTTAGCTTATGAAAAAAATAAAATTTGAGTTAACATCTTCTTTTTTTGAACCAATAACCACATAATTCCGTCTCGCGTAAATCCATAATTATTTTTTCCCCTCGCTCTTACGGTTTTGCAAACCGTTGATGAAATCATGACATTCATCAACTATCCACTCTAATAAATAGGCAATAGATTCATCATTTTTACAATCCATAACCATATTGTGAGCATCAAATATGTAGCTTACAATATGTAAGCTTTCATGTGCAACTATACTATAACTTGTATTTTTGCCAAATGCTATAATGTAATTTTGATTCTCAATAAATGCCATTCCATCATAATTACTAACATCGTGGTTTATATTGTATTTTTTGGCAACGTCGCTCATATTCTCTTTTTCTTCGAGTTGTATAATTGTCAGTTTTCCGGTGTATAATGGAATCTTTTTAGATTTTCTTCTCATATTTTTAAAACCCTCCCTAAAAATATGTCAACTCATAAGTAGGGTGGTAAGTGCCTGCTTTTGTTTCGTTTCCCATTCGAATTCTTAAATACTGACCTTTTGAGCCAACAATAACACCTTCACTTGCCAGTAGCTCGCTTCCGTTTGGTGTAAATTTTACGCGTCTCCCGCGGTACGCGGGAACACCGTAAGTTTTTCTGATGGAAATCAAGCTCATATTGCAATCTTCCGAAACTTAATCACCCAAACCAGCCTGTTTTCTTCCCATTGCTCCTGACTATAAAGTGTGGACCACGCATCCCTAAACAAATCCCGGTATGAACCAGTTTTCAAGTGTTTTCCAACCCCTTCTGCTTTCGCTTCATCTTCTGTGATATCCTGAATCGGTTCAAGCCGAAGATCTGTGATTTCTAGCCAAATTCTGGCGATATCCTTTGGTATATGGATAGATGGTTTCCAAGTGTATTTATCCCTGTCCTGGATAGGCGTTGTTGCCCGAAATACCGATCTAAGTGGATAAGGCGCCGGTTGTTCGTTTTCAACTATACAGAAAGTTTCCCGGACGTAGAGTTTGTCACCGATAAACCCATAAGGACACCTAGAAACGTGGATTCCGGAGGATCGAGCAACGTCCTTATATAATTCGGTAATTGCAGGGTACTTTTGCCGACGGGTCTCGATCATGTAGTTCTCTGACGGGCCCTTGTAGGGTCTGCGTGTAACTGTTTTGCGCCCGGCAAGGATTGCTCTGACTAGTTCTTCAGTGAAGAGAATTGGACGTTCTGTTTTGATGGTGGTTTTTAACATAATTCATCCTTATATTCAACGGCTACTATTTCAATCGTACCGTCGGCTTTTGTTCTTGTCCAAGCCCTGCAACTGGGGTCATTTGAATCAGGGTCAGCTTTTTCAACACCAACCACGTATACCCCGGATGGAAGATCCCATGGGTCTTTAGAACGCTTGATATTAGAAGCCTCATTCTTATGTTCAACAGCTACTATTTCAATCGTACCGTCGGCTTTTGTTCTTTTCCAAGCCCTGCAACTGGGGTCATTTGAATCAGGGTCAGCTTTTTCAACGCCAACCACGTATACCCCGGATGGAAGATCCCATGGGTCTTTAGAACGTTTGATACTAGAAGCATTATTACAAGTGTAGATGAAAGAGAAAGGTGCAACGCCTTTTGAGTTAACGGCCTTTTTACTCATGATACTCTCCGGAGGTTTTTAGGTTGATAGGTTTCTTCCTTTTCCTCTTTGCGCAATTCCTGTAGCTCTTCCAGCCAAGTACCTAAGAGTGAAAAGACCATTTCCTTTGCCAGGTTATCATGGTATTCATCCCACTTTTTGGCCGTCTCTATGATTCCTTTTAGGTAACGAATGTCCTTTGCTAGACAGCGGTTTTTTGAAAGCCAGATGCCGCGATTCAGCTTTTTGGCCAGCCATTTGGCATCATATTCTTTGAACATTGCGCAGATGACGTGGCCAAACTCTGCATCTTCTACAAGTACTCCATCAGCCTTGAATGAGGGACGCGTCTTTCTTCTTGCCATTATGAGGCCCTCCGGTTTCCGAGTTGTGTTCTTGCGTTGTGCCAGCTCTCAACGTGCTTGATATAAAACTTCATCGGTGAGCCTGGCATGATCTGATTTACCGGCAGTTCCTTTCGTTCTTTTAATTTTCGCATGCCAGCAGGAGACAAGCCTGTCATTGCCTGGAAGCCTTTTGAGTCTGTGAACTCTTTACCGGTTACTCCGCAGGTGAAAATTCGGATTTCTGCATCGTTGGGCAGTTTCCGGAGGGTGAATTTTTTATTTGAGAGCTTAGCCATGGTTTGCCTCCTTGAGTCCTTGTTTGAAGTTTTCGAGTGTTTTTGATGCGCGAAACATTGATGCTAGGCTTGTGGATGCTTCGATAAGCCGATATTCAAGCCCCCAGAACCATTCAGCAAGTTTTGATTTTCCGGTTGTCTCAACTAAGCGATCGATGCCGTCCCGCTTGGTGAAATTGTTTGTTCTAGATCTGAAAAAAGTTTGATCTCCGATTTTCACCATTATGCGTCTGGTGAGGTTTTCATGCTCATCCAAGGCGCAATCCACTAGAATCCGGATTTCTGAGGCGTCGAAGGCCTTGTTCTGTTTGATTATTGATGCTCTGGCTTCTGCAATTGCAGCCTGGAGCATTTCTTCATTTGCTTTTGCGGTCCATAGATCCATCAGTTTACCTCCCTTAAAATGGGTTTTGCCGGTGGTTCCAGCTTGAGTCCGGTGGATTTATCCACCAGACGGCCAGCTGTAGCCAGATCATAATGCATATCGCAGTACTCGTCTCTGTTGTTTAACTGCATGTCGCAGATAGTGCAGAAGCCAGGTACCGGTTCCTTTTTCCTATTATTCTGGGGCTTCATTGTCATCACTCCAGTCTGGATCCAGAAATAAACTTCTCAGTTCGTTGTAAGCGTCTTCTGAGTAGTCTTCGAGGTTTGTCCAGGATTTCGGTTGGTGGTCTTTTGTGAGGGCATCAGACAGTATGTTATTGATGATTTTCCGGTCAAGATTGACCCACTCTGCCAGATCCAGCATTGAGCGTATGCACTCGTTGATTTTGGCAGTGTTCATATTAACTGATGTCATCATGACGGCTGCGTTTCTGTAGCATCCTGTGTCCAGGATATCCCGTACCCTCAGGGCTTCTTGATCGCGAAGCTCATCAAACTTACTTTTGCCGTGTTTGGCGATCCATCCGTAATCTTCGCCAAATGCGATCAGCAGTAGCATAGCCTGGTCAACGTCCAGGGCAGTCTCCAAGTGCATCTCACACTCTTCAGATTGAAAAAAGTCGGTGAAGGCCTTGAAAGCATGGGAAAGCCACTTCCTGCCAAGCGAATCCAGCCGGTCAGCGTATGATTTGGGCTTGGGTTCAGTTGGCTCTGTTGCCTGGCCACTGTTTTTCATAAAACGCTTGTATTCGGATTCATCAATGTAAGTGACGGCCAGCTTATCTTCATCGATGACAGGGACCATACCTGTTTTAGGAGTACTTGATTTGAATTCATCATCAATTTGATGGTTCAGCACAATCTCGGGGATGGTTTTTCCTGCGGAAAACTTGTAAGTGCTCACGGCCTGAATGGCGTTTGGAAATTGAGTGTTTAGCTCTTCCAGTTTTTTGTCTGCATAAGCCTTGTATTTTTTATCCCAGCAATCCGAGTTCAGGCAACGGTCTTTTGACAGGTCTGCGTCTCCGGAGAACAGATCTATCATTGCGCCGGTTCGATCTGGGCATTTAGTACACTGGACCAACTCACCACATTTCCAGTTGAGAGGCCATGGGGCGTTTTTGAGAAGCTTATTCCATTCCTGGATCTCTGATGAGAAATCTTCCCAGTTAAGATAGGTGTCTGTGTCGTCAAACAGATATCTCCAAGACTCTGCGAGTCGTTCCTGCTGATCATCTGGCAGTGCTGCTACTGTGGCCCAATTATCCAGAGTAATCCTTGAGCATGCCGGTGCATCGATAACTTTTAAGAATTCTGGGATCAGGTCTTTGAGTTTTCTGCGTTGGATTACCCATGCAGCGGATTTACCCATGCGGTCGGCGATATCCTGGACCTTCATTTTTTTCATGGTACAGAATTCAATTTGTTTGAGTTCTTCGCGAATGGTGAGGTTGGCGCGTTCGAGGTTTTCAGAGTAGATGATGGCCACTCGTTCTTCTTCAGATAGATCCTCATGAACATGAGCTTCAATTTGATCTTTCTTGAGCACTTCCTTCACAGCTAGGTACCGACGTTTACCTGCCAGCAGGGTATAGCCGTTTTTATCTTTTTCCACCGTAACAGGATTGATGAGTCCGGTGTGCTGGATGGATTCTGCTAGGGTTTTGAGTGATTTGCGGTCAATTTTTGAACGCGCGTTCTTTTTTGAGACTGTGATTTGGTTGATTGGAATTAGCATGGTTGCCTCCTGGCGTGGTTGTTAGTCAAAGACGACGGATTTATCGATTTTGAGTTTTTCTTTGAGATCAGCGTATTTTGCGTTGGCCGCAGCGATTGCAGCAGCTGATCCCATTACGTGCTCAGCATATTCTGAGTGGACATCATTGTTGATGAGGATTTGGTGGATGTAGGTGCCGAGGTGTGTTTGTGTCCGGCGTTTAGTTACTGATCTGATGCGTTGTGTGTGAAGCATGGTGTCCTCCTTAATTCCAGTGGATGGGTGAGTTAACTTTTTGACTCATTTTTGAGCAATGCTTTTGGCGTTGGGTTGTGCAGGAATTGGCAAAGAAACAGGATTTACAGTTTTCACCGAATTGCAGTTTGACCAGCTTATTGTCTGCCCTGAGAAATATCTGCACCGCTTTGGGGTCTTGCTTCTGGATCTTCTGTGTTCCAGGTTCCCATGGCAAAACTTTGGGTTGGATATTTAGTAGGAACGGCGGGATCTGAACCAGTTTTCCGTGGTTGAACTTGTATAGACTTTGATATCTTGGTCTCATGCTGTCTTCTCCCGCGTTACTTTTGCAACTATTTTTGAAACGTATCCTTGGGTGATGCCGAACCTTTGGCCGATTTCTTTTTGTGTGAAAGCGCCTGTGAACCACATCGAGGCGATGAGGTTTTCAGTGTGAGGTGGGATCACACGCTTTATAAAGCCTCGTTTTATCTCCATGATGCACCTCTAATTATGTCAGTGTAAAATCTGACCAAGTTGTTCGTTTCTGGAATACTGATTCCCCGACTACGTATTGCATTCTTTATTCCAAACGGGGTTTTGCGTTCACCCGTTGCCCTGTAATAGACTGTAGTCAGCACAAAATTTGGAGCGAATTTTTTCTCAAAGCACTTTTCCAGGACTTGCTCTTCTGTGTGAGCACCAATTTCAATAAACCGCTCATCTGGCTTGATCAGATCGTTTTCCAGAAAGAAGGTTTTGTCATTGTTCACAAATGCCCACCAGATCTTCTCTGTGATGGTCATTGACCTGGCGATCATTTCATCTTTAGCCAGGGTATCAATGGTTTTATTGTACCAGTAAGTGTCGATGTCGCGTGATGCGAGGTGTCGGGCAAATTGTTCCACCTCTGCATCGAGCGCTGGTAGTGATTCCTGAAACGTCCAGTTATTCCCAAGGTCCACAAACTCTCTGTATTGTTCAAGCTTTACCTCTGGTGCCATCACATTAAAGCGCCGGTCGTTCTTTTCAACTTTGAATGGATTGGCCTCATTGGTGAAGATCATCAAGTTGAAAGTATTTCTTTGGTCATGGTCAGCTTCGGAGTACATCTTCCGAACGCGCACTTTTGATTCTGTGACCAGGGTCTTGATCTTGTCTTTCATGCGGTGGCGTGTCTGTGCATCCTGTGATAGCTCGTTAAAAACCACGAACAGTTTATTACACTGCCATGATGAGTATTTGTCTTCAAGGTCTTCATCACCCACCAGAATACACTGGTTTTCACCGAATATGGGCCAGATCACACGCTCATAAAAAACGTTTTTCCCCGTTCCCTTTTCTCCGGTGAAAATCCATCCGATTTCTGATGTCTTCCGTGTTTGGTAAAATGTGGCCAGCCAGTTTATGAAGTGGTTAAAGAGGGCTAGGTGCGAGTCATCCCAATCATCTGAATTAAAAGGCATTCCCAGAATATTTGCAATGAGGGTGGAAATAAGTGGTGGCAGATCTGGAAGTTTTTCTTCTTTGGGTAGTAGCCAGAGGTTGGTTGCTTCGAATATGTTGTAGATGTACTCTCCGCGTTCAATGTCGTAATAAAAACGCTCCGACCGTTCAGGATTGAAAATTTCACGTTTCTGCGGGATCTTCACGCGCTGATCTGAGCTTGATCGTTGAGAGAGGCGCAGATCCAATTGGTGCCAAAAATCGGGCCCTTTTAGCTTCTCGATTTCTTTGGTTCTCATGGACTGGATATACATGTATTGGGATTCCATCCCTGCCCAGATGCGCCACTTGTTACGAAATGCTGCAATTCTAAGTGATGGTCTTGGTTTGATGGGGTTGCCTTTTGCGTCGGTTGGCCATTCATCTTCATCTCTGTTGTCAATGTGGGTATCTGATAGCTTAATCAGATCCTTCATCGATAATTCTGGATGATCAACTAATGCATCAGATAGGTCATACCCTTTTTTAGATGATAGCTCCGACCAGTCCACGCAGTAGATTTGGGGTATATTGTGGAAGGAGTTTTTAATGGTTCCAATCAACTTGTTTTGAAATTTCAGCCCTGCATCATCGAGGTCTCGACAGATTACCAAGTTTTTGCCTGCCAGATATATTAGGTGATCGTCCCAAGGAACAAGCCCGCCCCCGAGTGTAATTGCTTTGAATCCAGAAAGCCAGGCATTTACGCAGTCTTTTAGACCTTCTGTGACTAAAATCCAGTCTCCTGGCTCATTAGTATCCTCAAACAGCTTTTGAGGAAATGGAATCATTGGCCGCCCTTTGAGTCCTATCCATTTTCCGTCTTTTCCTGGACGATTGTAGTCAGATACATTGTTCCAGTATGCTTTCCTCTCTTTGATTGCTTCAATCAAGATCGCGGGGGTTTGTGTCTTGACTTCCCACCCTATGTATTCACAGATTGGGTGATCAAACTTACCGATTTTGGGAAACCATTTTTTAAGTACTTCAACGCCTTTAGTTCTACGTAAGTTCCTCATAGCTTCAGTGCGATAATGCGCGCACCAATGGGCACTTTTGTTGAAGTGTGGTCCTTCGGTCTCTCTCCCAGTTGTGAACTGGTATTTCTGTGGAGAATTTGCTGCATCTGGAATAAAGACTTCTTTCAGCAACTTTACTGTTTCTGCAAAGTCCAGTCCTTTTTGCTTGGCAACTATATCGAACACGTCTCCACAATGGGAATCATCAGAATAGCAGTAGTATCTACCATTTTTGATAGCAGCTCTGATTTTGCATGGGTGGTTTGGGTGTTCGTCAGCAAAAATACAGGGATTTCCTTTACCGGTTTCCCATGGTTTGTTGCTGAGCCCCAGTTTTGAGATAATATCTTCCAACTGGGGAAGCCGAGATTTTAGCTCCTCAATATTCATAGACAGCGATTTCCTGATGTTCCCTGGTGTTGTTTAGTTGAGTTTCTGCTCCATTAGGTTCAGATGCTTGCGTGCTTCCTCAAGATACGCCTTGCGAGCGCCTCCAGATGACTTAAGAGTTTTAAGTGCAAGATGAAGAACCTCCGATTCGGAGATTTCTTCTGAGGGAAAGGCTTCGAAACATTCAAGATATTGCTCAGTAAACAGGGTTAGACAATGAGGGGAAAGACGCTTTGTTGCGTTCTGCAGGTTTTTCGGAGGCTTTTTTTTGTTCAATAACGTAACCATTTGTTACTATTCCCTTTAATGTGTAATATAGTGTTACTCATAAATATAAGAGCACATTATTGCGTATGCAAGGGTAAAGTGTAAAAAAGTGCTTATATGTGTAAAATATGTACCGTTGAGGTTCTAAATGCAAAATTTTCTTGAAGTAGGAAAAAGACTTGCGACTGTCCGGCGACATTTTGAGTTAAAGCAAGTAGATTTTGCTTCGTTTCTTGGGGTTGGTTTGCGAGGGTATCAATTATGGGAAAGGGGTAAGCCTAATTTTAATTCGTATAGTATGCAAAAGCTATATGAAAAGGGTGTTGATTTGAACTGGCTAGTAAGTGGCCACGGCCCAATGCTTCGGGATGGAACAGCAGAGCCAGTAATTGAAGTGGAACAGCCAAAACCAGATTCATGGCTTTCAGATACAGTAACTTATTTGACAAACAGGTGTGTTCAGTTAGAATCTGATCTTGCAGAATGCCGTGCAAAATATGCAGCTATATCTGGCAATTCTGCAGTTGGGTGATTTTTTTTAAAGATTTTTGTAACATATTTATCAGGTTAGGCGTTTTAGTTATAGGCTCAATTAAAAAAAGGAGTAGCTATGACGCCTGAGAAAGTAGACAATCGTTTAAAGAAAGAACTAATTGAATGTGGGGTAGAGGTGCCATCTGGTCGTATACTTCCGGACCTAACGGCTTCCATGCTTCATGTGTTGTTGGAGGCAGCAGAGATGAGGATAGATTTACACCAGGTCTTTACGGGTGAAGACTACAATACTCAAACTACATCAGACTTATATTCCATATATCTTGATTTAATAGACCGTCGCCGTTAAATGGAAAAAATAGCATCCCGTCTGCGGCATTGGCGGGATGAGAGGGGATATACTCAGCAACAGGCTGCAGAGTTGTTGGGTTGCAGATATTCGAATTGGGAATCAAATCGTCAGGGTATAGATCTACAAGGTTTAATAGCTTTTTGTTCGTGTGGTGACATACACTGGCTTTTAACTGGCATCCGCACCCCTGATTTTTCATCTACGGTGAGCTATTTGACAAAACGCTGCACAGATCTTGAGGTTGAGCTGGAGGAACTACGCTTTTTTTCGTCAGAATTTCAGATCATATCTAAAAAGCAATTTTAAAGCATCAGATTAGCTACCCGTTACCCTATCCCGCTACCTTGTTTTTGTTTTAAAGGTGCATTGTTTTTGCTTGCGTGTTGAGTTTCTTGGGTGCCATTTGATTAAACTTCTAATCAAAATTAAAAGCGTAACTTAATTCGGTTACAAAATGGAGTTTTGTAACTTATTTGTAACTTTTTTTATGCGCAAAAACCTTGTAAATTTCCGTTTATACGCAGAAAATAACCATTGTAACTATTGTTACTCTTTTAAATCTTTTATTTTAGCGCGCTCCCGATCGCGTAAGAATATAGGATATAAAAGAGTAACGTAAGTTATTTGGTAATGTTTAAAATTCCTAGAGAGATAATCATAACGTCGAGATGGTGATTTACTGATAAAATCTTGTTGTTTTGTCCTTCGTATATTAGATTTGAGAGTGTTGGAGGATGATGTATGAGAAAATTATTTTTAATAATCAGTTTACTTTCCCAGTTGGTTTTCAGCCAGAATAATTTTGGTATTGAGATTGGGTCTGGAATGAGTACTTCGTGGCAGTACGTTTATGACGGGTCTGTAACCATAGAACATGAAGAAGGCAATTCAATTTCTAAAAACATTTGGAAGTGGAAAGACTACGGGGTTTACTCTCCATCATTGTTTTTGTCGTGGGACAATGATAGGATTCCAGTATACGCCCGATTGGGATACAGTTTTGCGTACTGGTCTGAACCATCAAGAGTGGAGAGATTTTTACCTGAAAATACAGTTTTTTGGCACCATCAGCCTCATATTGGGGTTGGTGCGAAAATTGAACTAGGTCCAGCAGATTTACGAATAGGTGCTGAGTACGCTTACGCTTTTTATGACTTTGGATTTAATGATTCAAAGAGTACGAAGCAACTTGTTACTCAAAACTATTGTGATGAAAATGGCAATCCTATGTTAACCACTTATGATTGTAATTATTATGCAGATATGGCTTCTCATAGCGATTCGATTTTGTTTATTGATGGTAATAATGTTTTACAATTCACAGGCCCTCCCCAAGCCACAACATTCTCCCCTCACCGCTTCGGTTTTTACCTATCCTACTGGAGAATAGGAGCCCAAGCGATGTTTGGAGAGCATTATTTTCAGTGGTTGTTGTCGGTTAGAGTATGGGAATTTTAAGACTCATAAAATTCAATCAAAGTCTTAAACCTTTCTTCGAAATCAAAAATTTCATCCAATGAGTTGATGGGTGTTTTTTCGCCCTCTTTGCTCTGATTGAACAGCTCAACTTGTTTTTTATCAGTGTTGAAATGCATGCGAGCGATCGGCTTTCTATTGTTGTCATCAAGTAATATACCACAATAAGATTTAGTGTCTCTCATAAAAATTCGATCGGCAGAAACCCACTTTCTACATATAGACTTTATGATGTTGAAGCCCTCAATTTCATCTTGGGTGGTGATTATGCCGTTCTCCGGCAATTCTTCAGGCTCTGTTTGTTCGTCGATTTGATCCTGCTCTTCTTGTTGCTCCTGGAGAGCTGCATTTAAGCGTTCAGCTATTTTATCGGTTATGACCTGATTGAGGGTCTTTTTAACGATAAGTCTAAATTTTTCGAGGTTGCTTGCTGTCAGACGCCCATCATAGACGCTACTAGCAAAGTGTCTTGTAAAGGCATCGCTGGGTGCGCTTACTTCTTTCAGGAAAAGTTCTTTGATATCCTTCGAGTACTTTAGATCTGATGCGATATCAATAATTTCTTCGAGGTCAAACGAAGCCTTGGTGAATTTCTTTAATTCGTCAATCTTCTGGTCTGAAATTGCGCGAATGTCGAAAGTGAAAAAAGGGTTTTTGTCCATTACATTTGGCGTTTTGATGTCGCTAAAAAAATGATATTCAATTCCGTTTGTTAGAATTGCAAAACGCGCTTCAACCACACTAAAATACCGATACAGCTGAGCTGTGTAGCCTTCTGAAAGTACCGCTGTATGGGGTTTACACTCGATTAGAATGATAATTTCGTTGTTCTTTTTAAGCGCGTAGTCTACTTTTTCACCTTTTTTTAGTTCCGGTATGTCGGCTGTAAATTCCGGAACCACTTCTGTTGGATTAAAAACGTCGTACCCAAGAGCCGAAATAAACGGCATGATTAAAGCGTTTTTGGTCGCTTCTTCTGTCTGGATGTGTTCCAGGGTTGAAGGAAGTCTTTTTGCAATTTCAAATATTTTATCGGAAAAATCCATTTTGAGCCTCTCTGGTTGAATCTCCTAAATTCTAATAATTTTCGCATTAATGGCGCTAGAAATCTTTATTCCTGCGAAAATATTCCTTTCTTGCCACTTTTAGGATGTGGCAAGACCAAGATCCTATACAAAGAAGTACGCGGATGAGCTTGCTGAGAAATTACTGACTTGGGTTGGAAATTTAGCAGAACTTGAAGACCGCGAAGAGGCTCGTAAATATTTATTTATCGAGCGTTTTTGCTATAAACACGGATTCCCAAGCAAGCGACTTAAAGACTTACAGGCCAGATCCAAAACCTTTGCTGAGGCGTATGAGCTGTTTAAGGACGTGCAGAAGGCAGCTCTGCAGGAGGGAGGACTTACTGGTGAGTATACCTCAAAGATTTCTGCGCTTCTGCTGTCTCATGATCATAATGTCCGGGAAAAGAAAGACATTGAGAGTCCACTGAGTTCACAACTGAGTGCAATTGAGCAGATGCTGGATGAGGAAGAAGACGATGAATAGTCGTAAGATTCAGCAGATGTTAAACCTGGCTCAGAGTGATGCCGACCGGGAGAAGCTTCGCAAGTACCTGCGACTCATTGAGAAGCGCTCCCTGTACGAGGAATCTTTGGAGGCCTTTGTCCGGAGAGCTTTCCGAGTGCTGGAACCAACCACTGAGTTTCAGGACAATTGGCATATACAGGAGATTTGCTCAGTGCTTGAAGCAGAAGTAAAGCGCTGGCCAGTAATGAGGCTGAAGGACTCAAACAAGCCCAGAAAACCAGTACAAATCCAAAATAAAACCCAAGACATCCTGATCAACGTGCCACCTCGAAGCCTGAAAAGCTTCATTGTTTCTATTTGCCTTCCCGCCTGGGCATGGACACGGCGTCCTTACCTAAAGTTTCTGAACAGCTCCTACTCTCATGACCTTTCTATGGATCATGCCCGGCGGTGCAGGCAACTTATTCTGTCAAACTGGTATCAATTCAACTGGGGAGAGATTGCTGGAATTGATAGGGGTTACCGAGTGCCGGTAGTTTTGGATCGGTCACAGCGTCAGAAGACCAATTTTTCAAATACAGCTGGTGGACAACGGTATTCAACCTCTGTATCCGGATCTGCTACGGGATTTGGTGCAGATATAATTGTTGGGGATGACTTACAGAATCAAAAGGAATCACAGTCTGAGCCTGCGCGAAAGGTTGCCTGGGATCACTGGAGTAAAACGCTCAGCACTCGGTTAAACAACCAGAAATACGGTGTTAGAATCCTGATTCAGCAACGTCTTCATGAGTCGGATGTAACGGGAAGGCTTTTAGGGGAAGATCTTCCCCAGGAAACCCCAGAGGAAATCGAAAAAAAACAGGAGCATTTGGAGAACTTCCACAAAAAATGGAAGTTTATTTGCTTGCCTGCTGAAATTTCCGATGTAGAAGCTTGTGAGCGAGTATCACCGAAAGCTTTGCTAGAGCTCTACGATGATGATTTGCTGTTTCCTGAGCGTTTGAACCGGCAAATTCTGCGTGATCTGGAAGCAACGCTAGGGAGTCTTGAGTATGCCGGGCAATATGGCCAGACTCCAGCACCATATGCGGGTGGACGCATCAAGCGTGAATGGATCAAACGTTATGGTGATTTGCCCTCTGGCCTCCACATCTATTTTTCCATCGACCTCCCCTTTGACGATGACAAGGATAGCAAGAATCCAGACAAAGTGGATTATGCTGCAATCTCTGTTCTCGGGGTTCGTGGCATGGATGTTTACTTGCTGGATGTGATAAACAAAAAATGGGACATCACAAAGACCAGGGATAATGTCCTGAGTCTTTGGAAGCAGTGGAAACCAGTCGGAATTCTAATTGAGAAGGCTGCCAACGGGCCAGCTCTAATCAAGCTACTCCGGGAAAAAGGTGTGCCCGGTATTATAGGAATCAAGAAACCCTCCGTCTCAAAGGCTGTACGCCTGAATGCTGTGGCGCCTAGAATTGAAGCTGGTGAACTATGGTTCCCAGCTTCTGCTATTTGGTTGAGCACTGCAATGAAGCAACTTGTGAAGTTCCCGAACGTGGCTCACGATGATGTAATGGATACGATTGTACAGTTTTTAACCTGGTGGGACAAACAGAGAACATCATGGTAATGAGGATTTGAATATGCCAACCAAACGCGACCTATACAAAGACTTGAGGAATGCCTACAACTTATCAGGGCCATACAGCCCGATAGACAATACAGGCTTGATCCGGCACCCTCGTGAAGAGCAAGATGCTTATGATAAGAGAAGAAAACTGGGTGCTTTCCCCAGGTTTTTAAAGCTCCTTATCGATATGAACACTGTTCGTCCTATTTTCAGAGATCCTCCTACGCGTGAGTTTAAGCATGGGGATGATGTACTGTCTGAATGGTCTGAAATGGTGGATGGCGGGATTCCTGCAGCTAGCTTACAGGTTAAAATGCCTCGATTCCTGCGCCAAGCATGCTTGAATGGTGTGTTGTTTGTGGTTGCAGAGAATCACCCGGATGATACTATTGCTGGCAGACTTCGATCTGAGTTAGTACAGGCAAAGCTACTCCCATATTTCTTCAGCGTGACACCGGAGTACTTAATTGATCTGATTTTAACCTCACAGCGCACAATTGAGCGTTTTGTTTGGCTTGACAAAGGAAAGGACAAGCGTGGCAGGCTGATTGATGTTGCTAAAATCTACACACCCACGAAATATATCGTTTGTCCCAAAGGTCAATACCAGCCAGGCATGAACCTGGATAAGATCAAAAACAAGTTGGAAGAAATTCCCAATGCTTTGGGCAGGGTACCGGTATACCCTTTGATGAGTGTGGATGAGGACTTAACTGCTGACTTGCCAGAGAGCGATTACAACTACGCTCTACAGGCGTGTAAGCTGATTTATAACTTGACCAGCTGGATAGCCTCCAATTGCGCTGATACAGCTTTCCCTGTGTTTATAGGACCAAACTCAATTTCAAAACCGCGAAGCGAAATAAATCTTGACGGAGATGTAGAAAAACAAATTGCCGTTGATGTTGGTACAACTAAAGGTCTTAGGGTTGACGATGATTGTAAAATAATGCCTCAATGGATTGCGCCACCGAACGAACCAACGACCCTAATGCAGGAAGAGCGAGGGAAAATCATTGAACTACTGGTTTTGCACTATGCTGTTGCCTGGTGGGGAACCCGGAATACAGTTCAAAGTGGCGAATCCAAAAAACAAGACAAAGGCGTTCGAAATGAAACCCTTGAATACCTGGCTCACCAGTGCGAAGCGTTAGAGCGCTGGATGACTGAGATGGTCGGTCTCTACATGGGAATTGAAACAGAGGTTGAAGTCATCTACAACACTGATTTCTCTAGTGATGATGACATCATGGAATTTATTGAAATGGCTATAACTGCAATTTCAGATGACTTGTCTCTTGCGCCTGAAGTTCGGTCGGAAACTCGAAAGAAAGTCATCAGAAGGCTCTTTTCTGAATCCTCCTCTGATACGGTTCAAAAGCTGACTAAGTTTCAGCAAAAGTGGGATGAAGAACGCAGAAATGCTGGAAGCGTGATGGGTGGTTTTGGACAGGCTAGTTCAGGAAACACTGTTGAGAATAATGATTCTGACAATGTTGAGGAGTAGAGTTTGGAGCTTAATGAGAAAAAGTCCTGGGATAGTTACCAGGACATTCTGCAGAAGTCTTCAATTCAGATTGACCAGGCTGCGCGGCGTTTCCGTGGTGAAGTGTTTCGCCGGTACCAGAATGGGATCCCATTTGAAGATGCTTTGGAGTCAAGCTTTCGAGACTTAAAAGTTGCAGATGAGATCCGAGACTCTGTAAAAACGGCTATGATCCAATCTACGCTGGCTGGATATGGAATAGATTTGGATGCAACTATCAGCCCTGCACAGCGCAAAGTGCTGGAAAGCACACTCACAAAACGGCCCTGGGATACCTCAGGGCTTAGTTTGTCTAATCTGACCACCGGAGCATCCAAGGAAGCCTTAAACGGTATCAAATCGAACGTGAGCCGTGCAATCCGGCAAAAGGAAATAGCTGATAAGCTGGCTCTGGACCTGTATGAGGGGTATGGATACGGTACCAAGATTATCAATGGAAAGAGGATCAAAGGAAAATACGGCGATTTTGTTGAAGCCAACCTAGTGAACAAACAAGAGATCCACCAGTCCCTTGATAAGATGGCCCGCCTGCGCATCGATGGGGCGCTGATTCCAGGAGTTGATAAAAAGATCAAGGCTCTGCGTCGTGCTACTCAAACTCTCCGTACAGCACCTTTGAAAGCAGCATACAATGAGCTCCTAGATGCGGTGGAATCTGGATCTAAACGAAAAGTAGAGGATGCTATCAGGACAGCTGTATTTGAAAAAACCAGATATGCAGCCAAACGCATTGCATTTACAGAGACAGAGAGAGCAGCTCACCTTGGACGAATGGCTCGCGTAGAAAATGATCCGCAGTGTGTGGGGTTTCGTTTTCGGCTTTCTCCATTGCATGATATCTATGATATTTGTGATTTACTCGCTAAGGCTGATTCTGGCGCTGGCCCGGGGGTTTATTCCAAAGCGAACGCCCCAGTTTTACCTATCCATCCATTTGGTCAGTCAAGGCTTATGCCTATTTATGGGTTAGAACCAATCAAGCAGTCAAAAGAGGAGCTAAACCAGGGGCTTTTTAAGGCCATGAATCAGGATTTGTCCGCTGGCAAGCCCATGGAGAAAGTAATGCCCAAAGGTGGCCTGGCACAGCTTAAATCTGGGTATCTGCCTAAGGTATACAACAATCCTGCATTCGCATCGCCTTCCCAGCAGTTGAAACAAGTTTATTTTTTCGACGCGTCCGAAACTCTGAAGGATGTGGCTACAGCGAATCCAGGCAAAAGATACTTTGAGCCAAAGTCATATGATCAGATCATTGAACAGGGAGAAAGAGACCTAAATAGAGTACTTCGTAAAGTGCCAGCAATGAAGTATTTCAAGGGGAAATACGGAGATTACCTAAACGAAGACTTTCCAAAAGAAATACCGATTGAAGATGACAAGCTAGTTTTGAGAATATCGCATAAACGAACATTTCCAGGTCAGCTCAGAGAATTTGAACGCATTCGTGATAAACTGTCAGTTGCAGGAAGTCGCGCAGTGAGTGAAGCATTCATGGACCAATTGAAAGATCAGATACAACACAATGATTTATTGAGCAAAATCGGGATGGGAAATCATTCAACAAAAATTCAGGACTTTAGCACCATACTATCTCAGGAGTTGAGCCAACACAAATCCAAGGCAAAAGAAGTAGAAAACTTCTACTCTGCATTTCTTGCCGGTAAAATGAACCCTGCTGGGCTTGTAACAAAAATCAAAAAGTCACCCGTGAAGCTTCAGAGTTCCTATAGTCAAAAAACAAAAATAATCGAATGGGATGTTGATGATGTTGATGCGCTCGTTCATGAATATACCCATCACATTCAATTTCAACTTCCAAAAGAGCAATATGACAGGTCGGTCAAAATTGCTAGGACTTTCATAAAGAAAAACATGAAGGAAATTGAGGTTAAATATTATAAGGGGATAGAAATTCTGCCCAATGGTCAAAAAAAAGCAATTGTGCAGAAGGTAGTTGTGGCGAAAGACGGTTTCGTTACAAACTATACTGGATGTATTTACCCATGGGAAGTCATGCCTGACGGGAAAGGTGGTGTTGTTATCAATGATAAAGAATTCAAAGCGAATGAGTTTTTCACGGAAGGAGTTAGAAATTTGTTTTTGAACCCTACAAATCTTATATTAAACCATAGAGAGCATTTCTTGCTTACTAGGGCTTTTCTTTCCGGAGAATTCTAATGAAAATTACAATTACAGACCGCACGGGAGCATTTGTTGCTTACCTTGAATGGAAAGATGGAGATGTGAAAGCTAGTTTCGGTAAATTTGATCGTTCCAAAGACGTTGATGAGTGGGCGATGCTTCAAAATATAAAATCGGCTGTAGAGAATGCGCGTGAGACTGGATACTGGAGAGCGGAGTTTGACACAGGGGATTCAGATTTGTTCGTTCATCCCCTCCTTATTGTTCCAAAGCTATCCAACCCTCTAGGTTTCTGGATGCAGTGTCGTTCCATAATTGAATTGTGTCAGGCGAAAGTCAAATTTTCTGAGCCTTTGCCCGAAGCTCCTACTGCTGAAGAATTGGCCGTGCAATTTGAACCCGACCATTTCTAATCACACTTAAACATTATTCCTGCCGTTAAACACTTCATCTCCTAAATTCTGATTAAACGCTAGCAGTAGCTGGCAGTCATCGCAGACAGCGAACGATCAGAATCTAGGAGAAATCATGGACAAAATCAAAGAACTCATCAAAAAATTACTCGCTGCATCAGACGATTCTGAAAAGCAGAGTATTCAAGCAGATATTACCGCTGCTGTAAAGGATCTTGAATCAAGCGCTTCAAAGTCTGAAGACCTTCTGAAAGATTCTAAAAAATACAGACAGCGCGCTCAAAAAGCTGAATCTGCACTTAAAAAAGTGTCTGAAAAGCTTGATGTTGAACTGCCTGGTGAGGACTCTGATGCTGACATTGATGATGTCCTGGATGCGTATTTAGAAAAAACAACCGGTAAAGTCTCAGAATCTGACAAGACCGTCAAGAAGATGCAAAAAGAGCTGGACCAGACTCGAAAAACCTTGCAGGATATCCAAGACAAATCCAAAAAAGACCAACAGATGCTACGTGAAAAGGATCGCAATGAATCTCTTGCTGCTTCCCTGACCAAGAAAGGGATCAACAGCAAGTTTTCTCGCATTGCGGTTCGTGACCTTGCAGACCAGTCCGAGTATGACGAAGAATCTGGTGAATGGAAATTTGGTGGTAAGTCTCTGGATGAAGCAATTGAAGGTTATGCAAAGTCTGAGCCTGATTTTTTTGGTGAGCCTCCCCGTGGTGGAACTGGATCTGGGCAAAATGGTGGTGGTGCCACTGGCCCTGTCAAATTGTCTGAGCATTTGCTTGGCAACAAAGGAGAATAAATATGCTGTTTAAGGAAATGGCTGCCACCCTCGGTGGCGAACAAGAAGTGATTGTTGATAACCTGACTCAGGGAAACAACATTCTCAAAGAAATTGAAGTGTTCGAAGCGAACCATTCGCTCCAGCACAAGTACGGCATTGTGTCAGATGTGGTTGGTGGAAGCATGCGGGATCTGGACGACGCTCCAGCTACTCTGAAGGTTGATACAGATCTTGGATCTGATGATCTTCAGGTTGTGGGCGGTAAGATCTTTGTCTCCGAAGACAAAGTGATTGCTCTCTCTGGTGGAAACCTGGCAAAGTACATCGATGGGCGTTTTCCCCGCATCATCATGAAAACCGGAAACTCGATTGAAAAAAGCCTCATTTATGATGTGTACGCATCTGCTGCCATTGCTGCAGAGAATGTGGAGTCAATCAAAGGGGCCGGTGATGACAATTTCTCCATCCTGGCTGTGCGTTTTGTCGATGAAGAGTGTGGTTTGGCTATCAATGCTGCATCAACATCTGCAGCTAAATTGTTGGCGCTTGAAGCGTTGAATGGCGGAAACAAGCATTCTAACAATCAAGGGATCACTGGCTGGGAATTTGAGCTAAAGACAATGCTGGGAGCCATTGTTGCAAACCCAACTCGTATGACTGCAGCGATTGTAAACATCGACGCAAGCAACGTGCCCTCCAAACTGCAGATCAACAACATGATCGAAAGTGTCTATCCGGACGATGGCGGGAAAACTGTTCTGATGATGTCTCCGTTTATGCGGAACATCTTGGAAGACAAGTATGGTGAAACCGCAATGCGTACATCGCGCCAGACCAGCGACGTCGGTAAGATGATCACTGAATGGTATGATACCCCGATCATCACCTCGCGTCAGTTTGCGCGCGGTAACGAACCGTTTGTTACACTGCCTTAAGGAGAAGGAACATGAGTATTGAATTCGGAAAAAGACTCCATGATGCCGGTGGTTATTACGCCAAGGCGCTTACAGTACCTCAAAACACAAGTGTTGCAACTGATGCGCTGAAAACCGGGAAAGGTGGACAGCTGGGTCAGTTGGAAGTGGCTGTTTACGCTGCTGAAGATGTCAGCCTGGCTGATACCAAGAAGCTCACAATAGTATTGCAAGACAGTGATACAAGTGACTCTGGTTTTACCGATCTGCTAACCACATCAGTAACAGCAAGTGGTGCAACTACCATTTCTGCAGGTGATTTGATTGCGCGTGTTCCCATCCCTACGAATGCGGATGTTTACACGCGTATGAACGTGACCACTGATGACGCTGCTGCCACTGGTAAAGTGATGGCCGTCCTGGAAGGACAGTTCAGCCGGTAAAGATTTAGGCCCGCAAGGGCCTTCTTTCCATTAACCCCTAACCGTGAGGAACATCATGGCAAGAAACACAAAAACCACTGCAAGCCAAAAGAAGGAAGAAATCAAGCCTTCTGAGCCTGCACAGGAAGAAAACAAAGTCGATGCTTCTGAAGCTTCTGCTGCTGCTCAGGGATCAGATGTAAAGGAAGAGCCACCTGAAGAGCCACCTGAAGAGACACCTTCTGAGGCTCCGCAGTCGGAGGAAAAATCCAAGGATTCTGAAAAGGAAGAAGCTGCTACTGATGGATCTGATGACTCTGGGGAAAAACAGAAAACCAGCGAAACTCCAAAAAAGGATGTTGAGCAGGTTTTTGTCTCCAAAAAACCTCGCCTAGTAAAGCCTGAGAAGTTTATGAAGACGGCTGCAGCTGATTCATATAGGGAAAAACTCCGTCGGGATTAATAATGAAAGTTCATTTGAGTGACGAAAAAGCAATGGATTTGATAAACGCCTTAGGCAAAGCGCCCATGGTGGTATCAAAACATGTACGCGTCGCTATGATGAATTCTCTTGAAGATTTCCGGGATAGGATGATTGATGAGGCTCCCAAAGCCAAAAAGCAGGCGAGTGATGAATATCCGATTGACGATCCATTTGGCGTCAATCGGTCAATGCTTCGCTCTTTGCACCAGGCTATTGACGTGGAGCATACAGGCGCATTTGCAGGGCGCGTATTCGTTGACAGAACGCTCGCTCCCCACGCTGTACACGTTGTCACCGGGCGCCCTGCAATGTTTATTAAGCCAGTTGAAAAAGAAACCCTGCGTTGGGTAGATCCCAAGACAGGCAGATTTGTTTATAGCCGAGGCCATCAAGTAGGTGCCGTGGATCCAAATCCATTTCCTAACAGAGCTCTTGATGCTGGCTGGGGACCACACCAGAAACGGCTGGGTGATGCTATGAGAGCTGCAATTGTGGAGGCTGGTGTATGAGTTATTTGGCTCCTGAGAAAATACTGGATGAGAATGTCCAGGAGTTTTTTAAAGACGATGCTGGGGATTATACCCAGAATTTGACCTTTTTTGACCGGGCAGACGCATGGTTTAAGCGTGTAGCCAGGTCTGTTGGCGTTTTAGATGCTGACATTCCAGATCCAATCACAGAGGAATCCGCTGAGCTTTTAGATCTCTACATCTCTCACAAGGTATGCCAGAGGAAGATTGGAATTGAAGTCACCTTGATGGCAAATGGCCAGAAACAGGATATGTGGGCAGATAAGGCAAAGGTTTATAAAACCGCTTTGGATGACAGGCTTGAAGAGCTTGATAAGTATGATATTCTGGGAATCCCTGCTGATGTGACTGAAAGTGAGCCCGATTCTAACACCATTCAGCTATTCAGGGGTTGATATGAGTGCGGTGAAAGAAATCAAAACGGCTCTTGAAGCTTCGGGATACCTGGTAAGGGACGAGCTATTCAAGTTAAATAAGCAGGATGGTCAGAGTCCTGTTTTACTGATATGGGGGCCACGTCAACAGAACGATAGTCAGGCCTCCGGACACCTTACAGAAGGTGTGAAAGTGTTGATTGAGGTGCTGAGCCCGAAAAAAGACTTCTGGACAGGCCTTGAGCATCTGGAGAATCACAGATTCCGGATTTTAGCAGTTTTGAGACGTGCTGACCGGACAAATAAGCTTTCAGGAGTGACATACAGGTCGGCTCAGGAATACAGCACTGGAAACACCCTGTACCCTGCTGGAATGCTGATGGAACTTTGGGTTAAAACCACTACAGAAATTAACAACATCCCCACCATTGAGGAGTGCGACAATGTATAAACACAACCATTTTAAGTTTCTTGGAATCTTTGACGACGCTTCCCCGGAGGCGTCTATTCCTGCGACAATTGCTCGCAGCTTACGTATTGAAGACGATGCTGAATATGGCGATGCCTCATCCCCAATTCAGCGCCGAAACGTAGCTGGAAAGAGCCATACGCACAAAAGTAACCTGCGTGGCCAACAGACGGCAAACACTAAGTTTTCCGCAGCATTGGCCCCGGCAAAAACAGCAGGTGTGAAGCCTTGTATTGATGAGCATATTGTACCTGCTGGGTTTAGCTCAAACTACCTATCTGTGATTATCGCATCTGCTGCAGTATCTGCTTCGCCTGGGGATGTGATTGGGGATTCTGGCACGCCCACCAAGACGGGTGTGGTGGCTTTTGTGTCCGGGAAGATTATTTGGTATTTGCCAGATACCGGAACTTTTTCTGATTCAGATGCAATCTGGATAGAAGGTGCAGATTCCGGTCAGACCGTAGCCTCTGTATTTGAGCAGGGCGCCGTTGAGTACTCTCTTAATTCGCGTCCCACTGAGCGCAAGCAGCTCTTTTTATTCCGAGATGGTAATGTGGAAGAGGTTCGCACGGCTGTGCCCACCTACTCTCTGGAAGCCAGTCAGACGATGGATCGTATCATGCAGACCATTGAGTACCAGGGGCGCAAAGGAACCTTGGCCGGTGAGGCCAGTGATCCGTCTGTGACCTATCCAGACGGTCAGGATCTGCAGTTTGCGGATGCTGATATCAAAATTGAGCGTTTGACATCTGCTGATACCATTGTTCCTGTGGTTCACAAGCTTGGGTTTAATGCTGGTACCCAAGTTGAAGTGACGCCAGATGCTCGACAAGTGGGAGGTGTTGAGGGTGGTGCATACGCTGGCCGTACTGATGTACAGATCACCATGGACATCAAAGAGCAAGATAAATCCTCCTGGGACCCTTATGCTGATAAAGCTGGTCAACAGATGCGGGTGTCCTGCAATGTATCTGATTTGATGATCCTGGTAGGGCTTGGGCAGATTCAGGATGTGCAGCCAACAACAGCAAACAATTTTCTGATGCACCAGCTCACGTTTGATTTAAACGATGACTCCGGTGATGACACTGAGTTTCGTATGATACTCACAGCTGAAGAAGTGGTGGAGGCGGCCAATGCCTGAAATTTTAACCTATAAAGATCAAAGCTTTAAACTGGAAAAACACAAAGATGTTGAAGTGTTCATCAAAGGGGTGTCTAGCGAGCACCTCATGAATGCAAACGCACTTGTGGCTTCCGGATTTGCGTCTGGTGACCGTGGCTCACAGCTCTCTTTAATGTACCAACATCACAAATATCTGTGTGAAGTGGGAATCGTGGATCTTGTTGGCCTGACGGAGCGAAGGCAACCTCACAAATTTATTAAGCTAACCCCGGAGATCATTGATTCTCTGGGTGGGTTTGACTTTTTGAAAGAAGTTGGGAATAAAATCAAAGCAATATCTCAGTTGGAGGATTCTGAAAAAAACTGATAGGGGCCTTGGCTGCCCTATTTTTTGGGCACGTTGAATCCGGACCTGATAAGCCTTTTCAGTCGCCGGATTTTGTGCATTATGGGAAATGGCTGGAATTCAAAATGCTTCCCAACGTGCCTGAGAAAATAACTGAATTATGGTTTTGGGTTACGCAGTACTTAAACCGAAAGCAGTTACCCTTCGCCGGAGGGATGGCAGAGCAGCCCTGGCCCTTTCAACAAGCCGTTCAGATCGCAGATTTGACAGATTCGATGTGTCGCAAACGCAAAGAATCATTCGAGAAACAATATGGCAGACAACATTAGCTCAGAAGTAGAACTAGTCCTCAAAGCAACGGATGCTTATACATCCGAGTTGAAGAAGGCTAAAATTGACTTTACTGATTTGCCTAAATCTGCAAAGGCTGAGTGGAAAAAACTACAGAGACAGCTTGGCAAGTTCGAGAAGGAATTTGATAAGACCGCCAAAGAAGCCAAAAAAGATTGGGGTAAGCTTCTTGATGAGCTTGATAAAACTCCTGCGAAACTCAAAAAAATAGAGAAGTCGAGTAAAGGCATAAAGCAACGATTTGGAGGTATGAAGACCTTGGCTGCGGGTGTAGCCGGGTCATTTGTTATAAAGTCATTTATTGATGCTGGAACAGCGCTTGAAAACGTTGAAACCCGCATGAACCACTATTATCAACAGTTGGGTGATGTAACTCAGGCAGAGAGAACACTGGCTGAAGTTCGTGATATTAGTGCTAAAACTCCTTTCCAGTTTACAGATGTAGCGGAGGCGCGCTTCACTCTTGCAAAGATGACCGATGGGGCGTTGGATAGTGCTGACGCGTTGTTGATGGTTGGTGATGCAGCAGCGAACACAGCTGACAAGGATCTGGCTGGGCTTGCCATGTGGGTGTCTCGTGCGTATAGTGCGCTTCAGAATAATCAGGCTGCAGGAGAAGCTACCTTAAGGCTAACCGAACTCGGAGTTATATCTGGCGAAGCCAGAACTAAAATCGAGAAATTACAGAATCAGGCTCGTGGGAAAGAAGCTTGGGGGGTTTTACAGGCTGAACTTTTGAAAAGTAAAGGTCTCATGGGTGATATGGCTGATACCATGGAAGGTAAGTGGTCAACTGTGAAGGATCAGATTGCAGAACTTCAGCGACAATTTCTGAGCGGTGGTGCCTGGGAAGATGGTAAAGGCGCTCTTGCCAGTATCTCGGAAACTCTTCAAGAGATGATTGACGATGGTACTGCTGCTGAGTTGGGTAAGCAGTTTGGTGAATTCTTAGATACCGTAAAAGAACTTCTTCCCTATGCAGACGAATTCATGGTGGCTTGGGGGAGTGCAAAGCTAGTCGGTGGGATTGCAGACCTTAGTTCCAGTGTTAAAATCCTTACCGGTAACCTAGGAAATCTAAAAGGTGCTGCGTTGGCATTAAAAGGTCTTGGTCTTGCAAAAGTAATTGCAATTGCTGGTGCAGGGCTGGCAGCAGTAGGATCTGTTGCTGGCATGGCAAAAATATATCTTGGAGGCGAAAATTACGAAAATGACCAGGAATGGGAGCAATTTTACAATGCAAATCCTGAGATCCTTGCGATGGAAGTTAGGCAAAACAAGGATCTTTTTGCAGAGTACTATAAATCAGGTAAAGATGCTGATAAAGTACGTGAATTGTTAGGGTTCCAAGGAACAACTGGCAGTTCTTTTCTGAAGGATCAGCAGGATTATATCCAGGAAATCATTAAAGAGAAAGGCATTCAAGAGTACGACGAACAGTTCAATAAAAAAGCAGAAGATGTTGCAAAAGATCCAGTATCTTCTGGTTTAAGCGAAAAAGAAATCAAACGCCTAGCGAAGCTTCGTGAGGATTTTTCTGATCATGCCAAAAAGTGGGAAATTTCCAGGATTGAAGACACCTATGATCGAGAGCTGGCAGAGCTGAACCTGTGGGCTGAACAGCAGACAGAAAAATACAAGGAAGTTAAAGGTGCCCAGGCAGAAATCGATGCCGAGTATAATGCCCGGTTCATGGCCTTAATAGAAGGTCAAATCGATGAAGAAGCGGAACTTCGCAAAAAATTTGAAGACCAGCAAAACGAATGGCTACTAGCATCCATTGATGACGAATGGACAAAACAGCAACTTAAACTTGTCCAATGGAAAGAGGAGCAAATTGAGGCTTATCAAGAAGTTGCTGGTGCAAAAGAAAAGATTGATGAAGAGTACCGGCGTAGAAGTGCTGAGATTGACAGGTCTTTTGATGAGGCTGACAAACAGCTTCAAGATCAGTTTTCCAGCGAGAAAGCTATGTGGGGTGCTTCTCCAGAGGAAAGAGAGGCCTTACAGCTTGAGCAATGGAAAGACACCCAGTTAGAAACCTATAAGGACGTAGCTGGAGCGAAAGAAGAGATAGAGCGGGAGTTTCTTCGCCGAAAAGAAGAAATGGAGCTTAAACACGAAGAAAACCGTCAGCAGTTGATGATGCGTGGTCTTAGCTCCACTCTTGGCCTATATGCCCAGTTTTTTGGCAACATTAAAGACCAAAATAAAGCGTTTGGAGCTTTTTACAAAGTCTTTGCCACTACCAAAGCCACAATAGACGGTATTCTGGCTGTGCAGCGGATTTATCACGACGTTCCATTTCCTCTGAACATCCCGGCTTCTATTGCCATGGGTGGAATAGTGGCTCAAAATGTGGCAAAAGTTTCAGGGATGCACTTCGCTGGTGGCCGTGGCCCAGTTGGATCAGGGGTTTCAGACACGCGCTATGCTAAAATTGCAGATTCAGAAGTGGTTCTCAACCAGGCACAGACAGCAAATTTAGTTTGGGCAGCTGCTAATGGTTCGTTCGGTGGTGGCCAGCAGGGCAATAGACAGCTGGTTATAAGTGTGGATGGACGTGGCTATGATGAAGCATCCCTGGCGCGTGAGATAGTGCGTCAAGAAACCTACAGGGATATTGTAGATCCTTCATATGCGCTGGGGTGATTTATGGAGATTAACGGGATACAGTGCGATTTGCAGTACCCGATCAAGGTTGAGCATGGTCTGGCGTTGATCTGGAGAGAATTTGAGGGCGGATTCTGGGATGTACGAGATTTGGGGGCTCAATATGATAAAATTCGCAGCTCTTTTTCCATTTGTGGTGTAGATTCAGAAATATATCCCTTGCATGAATCTATTAGAACATCGATCAGCAACAATGACCCGATCAGCCTGACGGCTGCGGATGAAGAGCGTGTTCTTGGTGCGTTGTATCCCTCTGGAGCTTACAGCTTAAGAGTGGAAACCCTTGGAAATGTAACCAGGAAAAACTTTGCTCTGTATGAGTTCCAAATAGATGTGATTTGCGAAACACATCCGGATCCAGAACTGGTTGTTGCAGACTTCTACCAGATGCCGGTACCAGTTAGCTACGAGAACAGCGCATATCTAGATCAGCAGAATGTAGAACCAATCTATCCCCAGACATTTGAGACCCTCAGCGATGGAGCAAATAAAGGTACCTGGCCAATTGTATCGCCTCGAATGCGGGCGGAACTAGCTGCCTCGGTGCTTGCAGATGTTACACAAAACATCCGTCGCTTAAGTTTTGAACTCCCGGCCTCGTGGTCAGGGCTTTACCCGTTTGGTCAGGCTTGGCAGTCAGGGACTTGGGCATATGTCCAGGCACTGTCTGAGACAGTGAAGCGTCTGGATAGTCACATATTGAAAATGGAGCTAGTGAAAGATGTCAGTTAGATTTTTGATAAGTTTGCAGTTTAGGCCATTAGTCGGGGATGTTACGAGTCCGGATTATAACATTGTGAACAACGAGCTGCATTTATGTACTGGTTCTGATTCTCTGGAGCTAAACGGTCTCACATTCTATCCAGGCTACATTCCAAAAGGTGGTCTAAGCAGCATTGAGCGCGGTGGTGGATTTCGTCAATGGCCCTGCTACCATAAAACAAATCATTCTAGTGTGAAAATTGCCAAGTTTGGGCTATACCAGGCATTGAAAAATGCATTTGCCTTGAATTCGGGGTTTGCAAAAATATATGTGGAGTCTGGTGGTACCGTGACACAGATTTTTGGTGGAGGGATCAAAAGAATCTGGCCAGAACAGATGTCAGTAAAAATTGAACTTGGGGCACCTATGTCAACTGATGGTTTGATGCCTGCTCCGTCCGCAATTGGAATTGTGAAGTTCGCGAAGGGTGTTGTTGAACGTGAAGAGTCAGACAGGGTAAACTTTGAGTGGGACAAGAGAACCTTAGAACTCTCGATGAATTATTTGACAGTTTATCTTGGTGCTGAAACAGGTTTTGATTATAAGATACGCATTAAAATAAGTGATGATGTTTCGGATGGTGAGCTAATCGGAAAGTTTGTCTTGGCGCGATCTGGGGCCGGTGCTGGTTGGTCTGCCAGGATAGTTGGGGTTGAAAACCGGAATCTAGGCGCTATAGATTTAGTTCTGCCTGAGTTTGTGGATCTAAGCAAATTTAAGGCGCGAGGGGTTGGCGCTGAAGATCTAACCGTATTCGAGATTAAGGCGGTGGATACCATCATTCGTTATGCGCATAGCCCTATTAAACAGGTGGTTTCTGATCAGTTGATTTTATCCGATGTTGAGGGCGGTGTAAGGGTTGCCGATGCGCTAGTTGATGCAGACGGTGACTTTGAAAGTATTGTAACGAAACCTGTTGATGACGTAAAAATCGAACAAATTATAGCACCCAATTCACCCTATGTTGTGATTGATCAGTTTGGCGTATCAGGTGATTCAATTCCAACGGAAGATGTATTTAATGAAGAATGGGTTGATCCTGACAGTGTAAGCTTAGACCCCACTAATCTTGATGATGGGGTTTTACTTTTTTCTTTGGACACAACTAACGTGCAAAGTACTGACGTATATGACTTCAGAATTGAATTACAGTTTAGCATCTATGCAGACAGAGGGTTAAAACTTAGGCCAATAATCGATTTTCTAATAAAGGGATTGCTTCCAAATGCGAGTTATGATGATTACATGCATTTCAATTTTGAAAGCTTTACATGGACTGCTGGAGTTCTTTTATCAGGAGTTTTGCTTAATGACGTTCAGAATTCAATACTAGCATCCGGAGATAAGTATCATCTAGACCCTAACCATAACCCTTCTGAATGGGCTGCTTTAATGCTATCTCGCCCAGGGTTCAAGAAAATGGCTGGCTCTGATTTGGTTTTAGATTATTACAATACAAGGTACAAGTCTGGCGTTAGCTTGGATGTAGGTCCATGCGAATGGCGTGACCAAAGGTTTAATATAGAGGTGATAATCCCGCTCCAAAAGCCAGGAGCTAATACAAGCAATACCGCAGGCATCAAACTCTCAACCCTTGCTTACGAATTGTACGAGGACCTGAACGTCAAAGACCTGCGGCCCAAAGTGTACGGGGAAATTTGGGGAGACTTAGCGCTTAATTACAGCGCGAACTACGTTGATTCGGAGTCTGTATCCATAAACGTTATGCTGATGGTGGACCAGATAGCTCGGAAGTACTTAGGGCTATCATCTGACTGGATTTCTCCGGATATGACTCTACGAGGCTTTTATCTTGGACTGAAAGGGGGCTTTATCCTGGACGCAGAAAGGCCTGCTGAGGATGTTATCTCCGATATTGCAAAGGGATCGTCTGTAAATGTATTCTGGGATCGAAAAGGCCAGCTGAATGCCGTTCCTGCCTACGATTATGATTTGACTACTACTAGGGTATTCAACGAAGGAACTACAGAAGATAGCGTCAAGGTTGAGCAGATCCGCGAAAACAACATTTACAACGAAATCAACCTGGTTGTGCGCGATTATAACGAACCAGACACTGAGGTGAAAATACAGGTTACCGGCGTTGACAGTGCATATGCTGCTGGGGACATATCTGGGATCCCAGATGATCAAATAGCAAACTGGACGCCTTTGTTTGATATTTTGCGGAACTCATACGAGGCAACTGGAAAGAAGCAGACCTGGAGCCAAACACACTTTTTTGTAGATCCTGCGGTTTACGGTACCGAAGAAGAGTACTACGAAGCAATCAGAGAGTGGTTGACCTGGCTTTTTACCCACATCTCCAAACCTCACCGAATTGCAGCTTTTGATGTATCTATCAATGTGGGGGCCGCTCAGGAGCTTTTTACACACTGTTGTCTGCAATCCGCGAAGCTCCTTGAGGATGAAACGCTGTTTGGATTCATCCACTACATCAGGCACGAACCGGCCAAAATGAAAACTCACATTGAGATGTTTTCAACTGCCGATGAGTCAAATGACATCACTGCCTTTGATGAAGAAGGCCTGAGCAGTATGGGCATATTTGAAGAATCAACCGGGATTAACGTTGATGAGGAGGTTGTATGACCGCAAATACTAGATCTGGAGACCCGCAAAACCCTCCCATTATCCCGGTATATCTGAGTACTCCCTTTGAAGACGCACCGGAGAGCTTTGAGCCTCTTGAAGTCAATGGCACCGGTACTGTGGAATATGCAGACCTATGGAAGCGAGAGGGGTACTCTTTGTCCCTTCTTGAGCAGGAAATGCACCCCAGACAATTAGGGGTTTATCTGGATGATCCAGATACCCCGGATGATTTTGATCTCGCCTACAAAACCAGAGGCGGGAATTTTTTGCATTTTAGCTTGAACCTATGGCTTCGTTCCCTGGGAGAGTTGACTCCAAAGAATGATTTACCAATTTATGCATCTGGAGGATTACGTGGGAACTGGTCCACTGGTTTGCTGTTTAGCGATTCCGGTACTGTAAATCAGCGTTCTGTAGGTGCTGGTCTTTACGATTCTGGCGCGGATCTTCGAGTTGATAAGAGTTATCTATTTGATCTGGCGACGGTTGGGGGGAATTTGCTTTCCTGGGACTCCGTTGCAAATCGAGCGGTTGATTCAGGGATTGGTTCTGCCAGGATAGCTCAGTGGGATTCTGCCTACTCGCACTCGCTGATTGCTGGCGCTAATCCTCATGGGATTGATTTTAATTTGTTGTTGAGTCATCCGACTACCTTGGCTGGTTATGGGATTACGGACGTTTGGACAAAGACTGAGGCTGATGGACGTTATTTGCAGGGTGAAACAGATCCAGTTTTTAGTGCTTCTGCTGCTTATGGGATTAGTTCAGGGGATATCGGTAATTGGAATGCTGCTTATGGATGGGGGGATCATGCATTAGCTGGTTACGAACTAGCATCAAATTTAGGAACGGCTGCATATAGAAACATAACCACATCAACAACAGATACAACAAGTGACCGTGTTTTAACTACAGGAAGTTATAATATCGGCAGAACATCAATTAGTAATGTCCCTTATTCATCCGCTTCTGATTGGGCAAAACCGTCAGGGTATATGCAATTTATTCGCCCCGGTTCATATGCTTCTCCGGCATCAGGATCTTATATGCATGTAACTGTTATTGGTAAAAGAGATACAGGCGGAGGGACTTGTCTGATAGCAAGTGAACACTCCGGAACAAGAGTCTTTCACAGTGTGACAAGTACAAGTACGGAAGACCCTAATTGGAAAGAATTTTTATTTTTGGATGTGGCTGATTCACGTTACTTGACATCAGAGATCGATCCGGTTTTCACAGCTTCACCCGCTTTTGGCATTACCGGAACTGATATAACACAATGGGATACTGCGTATAGTTGGGGAGATCATAGCGGGTTATATGTAAATAAAGAAGGGGAGGGGTATAATAATACCAATGCAGATGTGACAACTGGAACTCAATCATTTTGGATGAGTAATACTGGTGCTAATCGTGTTAGCGATTTTTACACATACTTAAATATAGATCCCGGCTCGGATGGTCGCCGAATGTTTCAGCTAGCTAGTTACTATGGAAATGATAATAGGCTTTATTATAGATCAAAATATGATAGCACGAACTCATGGTTGTCTTGGGTAAGGATAATTGATGGAGATGTGGCTAATTCTACTTTTTTAAGACTTGATGCTTCAAATAGCCCATTGACTGGAACTCTATTATTAGGTAGACAAAGCTCGTTACAGATGCGTGTTGGTGATTCTGTATCATCAAGCTACGAGCCATATATTGACTTTTATCAAAACGGAAATAGAAACGGATATATACAGGCAAAGGCGGACGATACATTTAGAGTTTCGGCTGATGGACAAATGGTCTTGGCTAGTGGTTGGTCTGGGTATAGCGCTATTTATGCGGAAAAGCCTATTTACATAACACAATCAAACGGTCAACTATCATACAATAATGAAAACTCAGCATTAACTATAGATCAAAATAATCAAAGAATGTACTTCGGATTAGTTCCTGTTGAGAATGCAAGACGTGCCTATGCTTTGGCCAAGCATCAGGATGCTTCAGGCTATGGTGATTACCTATGTACTTTTCATATTCAGCCAAAAGATGATGGTGTTTCGTACCGAAATTATAAAGGTGTTGCAATTGGAAAGGATAGTGATTTCAATATAAGTGTAGATTATGGCTTACATGTTGGGCCTTATGCACAGTTTGATTCATCAGTGGGCATAGGTGGGGGTTTAACTGTAGATGGTGATTTCACACTGAATGGAAAAGTTAACGACCATCTTTTAATAAACACCACATATAGACCGAATACAGATTATAAGCTTTCCGTGTTTGGGAAAACCTATTTAACTGATCATTTGTACGGATCGAGCGCCCGATTCAGTAGCAGTGTTTTTATAGATAGTTATATAAACGCAGATCAATTTGGCATCTCCCCCGAAGCTAACTTAGTATCGCCAAATGCTCAGTATAATGTGCTTTCGCTAATACCTGAAAACTATGGTGCTTATTTCATAATGGCAACTAAAGACGATGACGACACCCCCCCCGCTATCTGGACAATTACATATAATTCGTATGGAGCACATGTAAATAAAATAATTGGATCAGAGTTATATCTATTCGCTGTGTCTGGCAGTCATGTGATAATTAAAGGCGGGACAACTACATATCCCGGACGAGTCAAATATAATTTAATGAAAATGTTTCCAATGTAACACAAACCGCTTTCATTCCTGCCGAATACTTTCATTTTAATCAAATTATAGGTATCAGATTAAACGATCATCAAGAGGTACTTATGTTTGAAATTGAGCTGGAAGGTGGAGACAAGATTGAACTCTCGTCTTTTTCTTTGAATACTGGCAGTGGGCCAGATCCGAGTGCAGCCGGTGGCGAAATCCGCTTGCATATCCAAGAAGGAACTTTCGTATCTGCTGCCGGAAATCGCGCGAGTACAAAATCAACCAACATTCCTTTGAATGATGCAGACGCAGAAGCCTTTGATGCTTTCTTGTCTGGAGTTCTGGCGCGTGACAACAATGATCAAAAACTGCTGAGGTAAGTATGGCTTTAGCAAAAAAAACTACCACTCAAAACATCTCCCTGACGAAAAAGACTCGTGAATTCGAAATTGCAGAGCTGGCCAGCCTTGGAACGTCGCTACGAGCCCTCGCACCAAATCCGAAAGGTGCCTGGTACCAGAGACTGCTTGGCGCCAACATGCGCGCAATCAAGCCTTATACAGATGAATTGGCAAAGGCTGCTGAATCTATGCAGGACTTCCAGGCTGAGATTGAAGCAAGAAAAGATCGCAGTGTAGAACTGAAACTGGCTGAGGCCGGTGCTGGTGAAATTCTTCACATCTTGAAGGACGAATTCTCGGATTTGTTTACAAAGGAAAAGGAAGTATTTGCTGCAGAAAAAGAAATCGGTGCAAAAAAAGTAGGTGTAGAGCTTCTGCATTTTCCACACGATTTGGACGTGGAATTTGTTGTACTTGACAGCGAAAAAGAAAAGGATTGGGGTAATTATGTCACCTGGCTGGAAACGCTTCGTGATGATCCTCCTGCTGAGTAG